TTGCTTTTCAAAATCACGTAGTCAAGTCGCAAGCTGAAACTGCATGCAACTTGCTCGCGTTTCGAGCGAAAGCCCATCCACGGCGCTGACTGCGGTTGCCTGTTGAGAAGCGGGCACTCAGAGCAGGACTTTTTCCAGCGCCGCCGACGAGCAAGAAAAGACAGCCCTCTATTCGCGCTTTCGCGCAAGGAGTAGCGGCTCCGAACCTCAAAAAGTTTTCTGGCAATTTGCCGATAACCTTTTTGGCAGGGAGGGAAGGTGCCGGAGGTTACCGGCAAAGGTAGAACCGGCTGGCCTTCCGTCCCTGTTGCGGAAACTGTACTCGAATCACTTGCGGCTGTCAAGCAAAAGTTCATGGTTCCTGCTCCGCCTTGAAGCGTATCTTGCCTCGAATAAAGAACTTGATGTGTTCGGCGTAGCTGCGAATCACTCCAGGGTCGTCGTCACGTTCTAGGGCGTCGCGATAGCTTCCTGCCATACTGTTTTTAACGCCGACGCTGGCCCAGAAAAGCAGGACGCGCAAATCGTGTATGTTTACTGGAACAAATGACGTTCTGTCGTTTTTATTCTTTTTCATTCCTGCTCCGCTCTGGCTTCCTCAGCCCGACGCTTGAAAGAAGTTCCTTCTGGCCTGTCAACCATCGCAAGCGAGACAGCCATACATGATTCAATAGCTACGGAGGAACATCTGCTCCAGCTGGATTGCCCGTCTCACGCCCAACACCCAGCGCCAGTCGTAGATGCTGATTTCGGGATGGCGCAGGCGGGCGCGCTTGTAGGTCACGTAGTCGTGAATCTCGAAGGCAAGGTTCACGCTGAATGGCTCAGGCATCGTCGTCCTCTGGCTCGATATAGCATCTACAGTCATCTAATAGGTAGCCGCATTCTTCGCAAAATTCTTCGTCTCCCAATTCTTCGTCATCTTCGGGTGCGCACTGGCCGAGCGGCCCATCATCGGCGGCGAAGTGGGCGCGTTCCTCTCCGAAGTCGGTTGGCATGTCAGGCTCCTTTGGCGCGGGCGATGGCGGCCTTGGCTATCTCTAATGGATTGGTCGTATGGGTTTGCCGCGCATGGTCGCGGATTCGCGCAGACATGCCATCAATGATTGCATTGCTAATTAGCGCCTCGCACGCCTCCAGCAACTCTGGCGCGGCTGCGATGAGGCGGGCGTTGGCCTCAGCTTCTTCTGTTGGGATATCATGCGCTTCGGCATAGACTTCTGCGATGCGCTGAGATGGCCTTTTGTTATCGCGTACCAGGATTACCACACGCTCAGACATAATGTTTTCCCCGCCTTGCCCTAAGCGCCACGGCCCTGGCGTAAACTTAGTGCCTTGTGTGTGGGCACTCGCCGTATTGTCCTCGCGCACAGTTACAGTTGTAGCAGGCGATTCGGAAGCCTTCTTTTGGGAATCCGTGTTTCTTGAGCCACTCATAGAGTTTGTACCCTCTTAATCCTAGCTTTCGATACTTGTGACCATCACCTTTGGAATGGTCTAATGACAGAAACTGAATCAGCGTTTCGCTACAGCAGTAGCACTTACCGCCATAGGCTTCGATTACTTCGGCTTTCAGTTTCTTCCATTGTCTCTTTACCTCCAGTGCTCGACACTGGCGACATGTGCGCCGCATCCAGCCTTTTGCTACTCCGGTCTTGACGCGGTAGACATAAGCAGTTGTTTTGCCGTGGATCTTGCAGATAAAAGGTTGGATGCCCATGCTTCATTGAAACATACTCGCGTCTGTGCGTCAAGTGCTCTCGGAGTATGTTTCGCGTTCATCTCAGCCTCCTCACATCCCCGCCCAGCTTATCAGTCCCCGATTTCCAGCATGTGCTCGCACAGCCACAGGCTCACGGATTCGTGTGCTTTGCCCATGATCGCGTCCATTCTTTTCAGGGAAGATTTCGTAACTTGCCAATTTTTAGAATGGCAAGGATTCACGTTCATGCGCATACTTTCAAGTATGATTTCAATCTCCAGGCCACAAAGTTTCGGCAGATGGGGTGCAAATTCGGCCGCTTCCGCTCTTAATCCAGCGCACCATCTCTCCACCGGCGCGATTCGCACTTTGGCGATAGCCATTTCACATCCCCACAAGCCGCTTCACCAGCGGCACAATCCAGCGGCCAAACAAAAGGCCCAGGCCCAGCGAGAACAGGGCCAGGAACAACAGACTCCACAGTAGATTGCGAGGGCGCTGGTGACGGTATTCGCGGGCCCAAAAGTCCTGCTTCGCTTGGCGGTCGGTTTTCACGGGCTTGCTATAGCCGAGAGAGCGGTAGAGACTCACGCCCAGGCTCCCTCTGATCGCGTTTGCTTAACAATCAGATTGGTTAATCGCCGCAGAAGAATCTCTTCATTATTGATTCGCGTGTAGCGACCAGATTCGCTGCGAATGCCTTCGATGCAGCAAGCCTCAAGGATGGCGATTGCGAGCTTACGCGCTTGTTCTTGGCTCATGGATTCACCTGGCCTTTGGATTCGGCTGCGGCGATAGCTGCGCGCAGACCGTCAATAGCTTTTCTTGCCGCGAATGTTCCAGATGTGAGATATGGGAATGCTGCTTTGGCTGCGCTGAGGAGTTGGTCGCGTTGGGCAACCATTTCTTGTACCCATTTCTCATCGTATGCTTTAACGCTCATGCGCTGGTCTCCTTGGGCTGCTGGCCGGCTTGCCGCTCTGCGTAGTGCTCCAGAATCAAGGCCGCTTGCTGCGACATAGAACGCCTTTCTCGTTTCGCTTCGGCTTCGAGCAGCAAGAAGAACTTCTCAGGGATGCGTGTGAAAATGGCCCGATTGCCATTTGCGTCCGCTTGCCCTTTGAACTTATAGGTTTTCACCGCTCCTGCTCGTTTCCGCTTACTCATTTATGCTCCGCGCAAAGAATAGCAAAGAAGATTTGCAAAGTCAATACACAAAATGTAGTGGTGCCAGAGGGAAAATACACAAGGTATTGTGGTACTAGGACTCAAAACTTACGATGGCCACAATAGGTTGTGGTACGAAAACTTCCCACCCCCACATTTTGAACTTGACGAGTTTGGCATGGGACATGCACTCTTCGGGTTAAGGTTTTGATGTATTCTTCTCTTCCGCTTTTCTCTTGCGAACGCAGTGAGCCAAGCAAATCACGAAGTCATGTTTAGAAGAAAATTCTCTCTGGCTCTTCCTGCTAGGCGTAGAATGAGCGGCGAGAAAAATTTCGCGCGACACAAATTTTCAAACGCGAGCGAGGGATGAGCGAAGCTGCCATGACCTATCCAAAAGATCACCGTGACGTTGGCGGGCGACGCCGAAGGAGACGAAATGAGCGAGCTAGTCTGTTTTTACTGCGCGAACACACACAATTTCACGACGGAGAAATGCGACTGCGCATGCCACAAAGTAGCACCGACGTTGGACAAACTCGAAGCAATAGAAAAGGGACTGGACTGGACGATCCCTCAATTAATCGCTATTCAGAAATTACTGGAACAGGAGCGCCCGGCGCAAAGCCGCGAGTGGGGAGACGGGGGATGAGCCGATTAGATGAAATGCAGCATGAGTTCATGGAGCGGCACTGTAAGGATGCCGATTTAATTGACTGCTATCCGGCTCCGCCAGAAGGCAACGGCAAAGTGATACGAGCGATTTACTTCAGCCCTGTTTACAAAGCCGATGAACCTATCAGAAAGTTTTTTAGAGCCGTGCAAGAAGCTGAACTGGCCGCCGGTGACGCTTCCCTGAGCGGCGAAACGGAGGGGCGATGAGACTGCTTGATCTATTCTGCGGACGCTGGGGCTGGAGCAGGGCGTTTGCTGCGCGGGGATGGGAATGCGTGGGCGTGGACTTGGTTGAGTCTTCTGAGATTCCGATAGGTTGTAGATTTATCAAAGCTGATGTGCTATCGCTTTGCCTTGAATCGCACGAGACACAATATGGCGAAGGATTTTTGCGCTTCATCGAGAACGACAAACCTTGTGCCATGCCATTTGATTTCATCGTCGCCTCGCCTCCCTGCGAGGAGTTCTCCGTTCACGGCATGAGGCATTTTCATCCGCATCCGAAGTATCCCGAAATGGGCATCAAGCTGTTCAACCACACGCGCTCGCTCTGCGAAGCCAGCGGAGTGCCTTACGTCATCGAGAACGTGCGCGCAGCGCAGCAATTCGTCGGACAGGGGGTGCATCACTGCGGGCCGTTCTATTTGTGGGGGAACGGGGTACCGCCATTAGTCTGGCAAGGAATCCATAAGGGGCTGAATCTCCGCAACGCGAGCGGAAAATATACGAGCCAATATGCAAAGTCAGTGGGCGGGAAACACTCAAGTTCAAGCGATACGGTTAAAATCGCCACCATTCCTCCCGAACTTGCGAACTGCGTCTGCGACTACGCGGAGCGGCTTCTGGAGCAGCGAAGGGAGCGCGCCGCGCAGCCAACGGGGAGCGCAAAGGACTGAGCGAATAAAACTTGACAGCCAAGCGTAGGCTAAGATAGCGTCTCAAGCGGATACACGGCAAGCCTGACGCCGGGGCAAAACAGGCGACTGCGCACGAGCACAGCTACGGCCAGAAAAAACTTCGAGGTTCTCCTTCCAGACAAAGGCAGTTCCTATTACATTACGCAAGAAGAAGCGCAAGGCTTAGTTGCTCGCGGCGATGCCCATTGGAACGGCCGCCAAAGCATACGTCGCACGCCAGACGTGAGCAAAAGAGACCAACTGGAGATTCGGCAGAGCGGGCAGAGAGGCCCACTTGTCGTCCAGCTTGTATGATGTTCGGAGCACAAGCAGGAGGTTCTGGAACAGGGGAGCGTTCGAGCTTGGCGCTGCGCTCCTCTGACAAAATGAGCAAACACTCTTCCTCGACCAAGCAGCCACACCCTGACAGCCGGGAGGCAACACCCTCCGCCTCCCGGCTCTAAAATAGAGCGGAATAGATGGCACAAGGTTTCAAAAGCGGAGGAAGAAAGAAAGGGACACCAAACAAGTCCACTGAGACAGTCCATCAGCTTCTTGACCAAGTTTTTGCCAAAGTCAATCCAGTACGGAAGCTCATCAGCCTTTTGAATAAGCCGCTGGATGCTGGCGTAGAAGCGCGCGTACTTCTCAGGCTCTTGGAATATCGCTACGGGCAGCCAACGGAAAACATCAACGTCATAGGTCGCGTGGAGCATGAATTCATCGAAGCCGGATCGCTCTCGGACGAGCAACTTGCGCAGGCAGACGCTCTTATTGAATCGGCGTGCGCTGGAAGCGATAAGAGATGAGCGTTGCCGGCGTAGCCCTCTCTATTGGGCGCAGAATTGGACTAAGACTGAAAACCCGCATTATCTCCAACAAGGGCTTGAATTTGAAATGACCTTCCCGAAGAAATCGTATTTCATCCCGATATTTCAGGCACTTGCTAAGGAGACAAGGCTGTTCATTTGTAAATCGCGGGAAATGTTGAGTTCATGGTGCTGCATGATTTGGGCAACCCATCAGGCACAGTGGTTCAGAGCGGAAGTCATTGTGCAAACGGAATCCGAAGATAAGGCCAAAGAACTTGTCGGTTACGCGGAATGTCTCTATCGTCACCAACCGGACTGGCTCAAAGTTCGTCATCCATTGGCCGCCGAAGCTTCTCATCTATCCATCGAATGGAAAGACAGTGGACGTGTTTTCGGCATCCCGCATGGAGAGCACAAAATCCGTATTTTCCATCCAACGATCGTGATTTTCGATGAGGCTGCATTTCTTTCTGACTTTGAGCAGAGTTACAATAGTGCTCAGCCAGTGGCAAAACAAATCATAGCCATTTCCTCGGCTGGCCCTGGTCGATTTGGAGACCTATGCTCGCTTTAACGCGCTCAAGAAATGCGCAAGGACAGTTTGTTGATGGCAAACTATTTACCGATGACGAGAAGCGTGAGAAGAACAGATTCCGACAAGCAAAATGGAATGCCGCCAATCCAGAACGCAAGCAAGCGATAGCCGCAAGAGATCGTGCGAATCATCCTGACCGTCTTGCATTCCACAATCGCAAAGACCCATATCGTAGCAGACGATCACGCCGCCGTGTCGGTGCGCGGCAATTAGGCAGGCCATGTCCAGAAGTCTGCGAGATTCCCGGATGCGGGAACGTCGGCAAGATTCATTTCGACCATTGCCATAAGACAGGAAAGGCTCGTGGTTGGCTCTGCTTTAATTGCAATGCGGCGCTTGGGCATGTGAAAGACAGATCGGCAGTATTGCGCTCTTTGGCTGATTATTTGGATGCTCACGCTTAGTCCAACATTTGACGGCCGTCGCAGCATCCCATCGCCTGAGTGCCGAGCCTTGATTCGCCAACTGCTCAATTTAGGCCCGCAAGACAAAGTGCTGGAAATCGGCACAGGCAGTGGAACGCAGACGAACGAGTTCGCAGCTACAGGAGCGGAGGTGCACAGTGTTGAGCTTGAGCCGTGGGTTGACACGACGCAGATTCTTGGGGATTGCGTCTATCTTCATACCGGCGATGGGATTCTTGGGCTTCCACAATTTGCTCCGTTCACTGTCATCGTGGCGACGTGCGGAGTTGAAGAAATCCCAAAGACCTGGATTGACCAATTATGTGACGGTGGTAGAGCGGTGGTCCCGCTGGGGGACGCCGGAAGCCAACGTCTCATACTTCTACGAAAACAAGCAAGGGAATTGGTGCCCATTAGGGTAGGCGCCTACACCCGCTTCTCGATGATGCGCGAGCGGCCAAGTCTGAAGCCTCCGAAGTATCAGCCCGTGGATGCGTGAGCCTACTTATCCAACAGATCATCAACCTGGAATCGAGGTGCCGAAGGGCGGCTCAAGCTGTGCGAATTGCGAGTATCTCGGGAAGGATGGCAAGAGCTGCACGAATTCGTACTTTATCAAATGGCATGGGACTGGGAAATTACCTCTTCCTGCTGACCGATATTGTTCCGACTGGTACGAGCCAGCTAAGAAGCCTGAGCGCAAAGACCATTTCTTCGAGGGATGAATGCCCGCTGTAAGCAAAGCCCAGCAGACTGCGATGGCCATCGCCGAACATGAACCTGGAAAACTCTATGATCGTAACAAAGGGCTTTTGCAGATGAGCCATTCACAGCTTCACGATTTCGCAGCTACGCCACGCAAAGGGCTTCCGCAGAAGAAAGGTAAAAAGAAAGGTTCCGCATTCTTTGGCGATGGCTAAAGCTTGGCTGATTACTCATCCCGAGACGAAGCTTGACAGCGAAGGACGAATTCATGGGCATCTCGACCCCCCGCTCAGCGAGGCGGGCCGCTATAAGGCGAAGCAGATAGCTAAGAGTTTCAAAGGAAAGAAGGTCACAAATGTCCATTCTTCACCGCGCAAGAGAGCTTTGGAGATGGCTAACGAAATCAGCAAAGTCACGGGACGTTCAGTTCAGGTTCATGCAGAACTTGAGCCGTGGCGCTTGGGGTCGATATCGGGAGCGAAAACTAATTCAATCCGGCCACTTCTCGATTTCTTTAGCCAACGTCCAGATCGCGCAATCCCAGGGGGAGAATCAAAAAACGCCGTGTTGGATCGTTGGAAAGCGTTCGGCAAGAAGCTAAAGTCTGGAGACGTGGTCGTCGGCCATTCGCAACATTCGCTCTCCTGGGATTACAGCCGTAAGGGCGGCGACGCGGCAAAAGTGCCGATGGTTGGAGGAAAAGCCGGTGAGGTGCGTGAGGTGACATTATGAAGGGCAGAGACCCGATGAAAGGCCGCCATGCTGTTGGCGTGCAAAGGACGAGCAGTGGCAAATGGCCAGGGAACCAAGCCGAGCCTGCCAGCAACAAGGTCAAGACAGGCGTTCCAGCCAACGCGCTCATCCGCACGCAGCAGCCGAAGGCTCCCGTGCTGGCGAGCCAAGCCGATACTTCGCGTGATTTACAGAAGCGTCTCGTTGTTCCTCCGCAGCCTTTCAGCAATCCGCAAACAACGGTCAATGCTCCGACGCCTGCGAGTCCGCGCGGTGCGAAGCCTGGAGGCGAAAGCACAGCCAATCCACGCGGCGTCTATGCAGGCAAATCAGGAACCACAGTGGGTGCGAAGGCGCTTCCAGGCGGCGGAGCGGTTGGCTACGGTGTGTTGCCGAATCAATCGAAGCAGATCGGCGGGCGCATGGGATTTCCTCCGCCAACGCGCAAAGCAGGAAGCAACTTGACGCGCTTCAAGCCGCATCGCAATGCTTCGTTCTACGGGGAGTAAATTATGAAACGCTCAAAGGCATTCGTTCCCGCGACTCAGACAGGCGATGCCGCTGGCGACGGCCGGGGACAGGGCATCCAATGGCAGAACAAGGGTGGACGAAACGCAACGACCGAGGAATCGCGCCGGGCGGCAGGGCAAGTAGCGCCGCGTCCGCAAACATCGAAGTCTCAGTACATGGCTGCAAGCGCTCATACAGCGCCCGTTCAAGCGAGCATGGCGCGGGTGAAGGCCGGGCCGCCTTCGCCGCCAGAAGGCAGATTCCTTCCCGTTCAGAAGCCGCCTGCTGGTTTGCGAGGTGCGACGATTGGGCAGCCTGACCCGCATGGATTCAATCCTGGAGGCCCTGGCGTCAGCGTAGGACCAAAGACGAGAACACCTGTAACGCAGCATCCGATAGCCACAAACAAAAACAAGCGCAAAGGTTTAGGCGCAGCATTCTACGGGGAGCTATAGCATGGCAGACCTTTACAAAGTTGTGTATCCATCGAAAGGCGGGCAGATTCAAAAGACCGCTTTCGTCTCGGCGACTTCCATCGCCAATGCCATTGCTGCCGTGAAATCTAACGACAGCGAACACAAGATCGATACGCAGCATGTCACTGTGGCCGTATTGCATCACAACGTTATCATCGGCTCGTGAATATCGAATTCCCGCACACTGGTTGTCAGAGTTGGGTCAACGAGCACGGCATTCGCGTCTTCCGCTTGCACTATTCGGCGGACCCGGAGAAAACTCCCGAATGGGCTGCGAAACAAAAAGCGGCGATGACCAACGAGGCGGATTATGAGCAGGAATACGAGATCAATTTCTCGGCCAAGCTCGGCACACTTATCTACCAACTCCACGAGGAAGCAACTCTCGAAAATAGCTTCTCGATTCCATCTCAGTGGACGCGCTATTTCGCTCTTGATCCGCACCCAGTTGTACCCCATGCAGCATTGTGGCTGGCTGTCGATAAATGGGGTGACTTCTGGGCATATCGTGAGCTTTGGCCCTCTAAAGTTTACGGTCAGCGCGGAAACATACCGGAGGATGACAACCGCTACTCCATCAAGCAATACGTTGAAACCGTGCAGTGGCTCGAAAGCGCGGAAAATCCCGAGAACGAAGACAAGGACGAAGACATCTTTTTCCGCGTGATCGACTACTCGGCCCGCGCGATGGGCCAGGGCTTTTTCGACGAGAAGCCGGAATACAACTTCCAGAAACGATTCGAGGAACTGGGCGGATGGAACTTCCGCGACTGCATCAAGGACAATCTGGCGGGGCCGGAGAAGGTCAACGAGTGGCTCAAGCCGCGAGACGTGGAGCAGGCGGATGGAACGTTTAAGCCGAAATCTAAGCTTCACATCTTCCAGGACAAATGCCCTGAGCTGATTTACGAGCTGAAGACGAATCGCTTCCAGCAGCAAACGCCTTTGATGATGGAACGGCAAGACCCGACAGGCGTAGCGATGGCGAAGCGCAACCACCTCACGGATGATTTGAAATATCTGGCGATGGCGGGAATCGAGTACGTTCCCGACCGGAAGCTCAAGAGCACATGGAAGCCAGTTCATGCCGAGGTGAACTACTAGAATGCCAATGGACGCTGGCGGAGTTCCAGGGCAGAGCATGAAATTACCATGCTATAATAGCTTGCATGGGAAGACCAAAACTACCGCGTATCCGGCCAGTCGAGAAGCGATGTCCGCACTGCGAGAAAACAAAGCCAGCGAGCGATTACACGCACGACAGTCGAACCTCCGACACACTCAATCCGAATTGCCGAGATTGTGTTACTGCTTCGCAGCGCGCTTGGCGTCGGAAGATGAAAAAGAACGGGCGATGGAAAGACTATTGCCGCAAGCAAAATCTTTGGCAGAATTACGGGCTGACGCTCGAAGACTACGAAAAGATGA